TGGCGATTGGAGTTCGTATGTAATTAACGGTGCGCTGTCAATCATTGGTAAGCGACTCAAGCGATTGAAACTCGGTGATGAGAACGAACAGAAGGTGAAGATACTCATAGCTTCGCTTACGCTCGGTAATACTACCTCGTTAGAGGAAATTGATGTTCAGAATATATCTACGCTCGGAGGTGCGCTTGATATGCGCAGTAACTTCCGTCTGCGTAAGTTCCTCGCTGGTGGCTCATCACTGTCAGAGGCACACTTCGCTGATGGTGGTGCACTCGAAGAAGTCAGTTACTCAGCTACGACCTCATACATCGAGCTGAAGAATCTTGATAAACTTACCAACGAGAAATGTAACACAGAACCCTGCGCACCTAACGTTATGAGTTTCTTCGTGAGCGGTTGCGACAATCTCCAGCCTATTAAGATGCTCATTGGAATAATGGATGCACAGGTAGGACAAGTTCCTCACTCCCTGCG